TTCAAACAGGCAACAGAACAGAACAGCAATGGACAGAGTTGTACCGAACTGACCCTATTGCTTATATGAAAGCAAAAGAAGATGCCCGTGACCAAGAGCAAAAAGCACAAGTACTTGCTCAAGAGCAGATGGCTCTGCAACAAAGACAGATTGAAACTGAACAGGTAAAATTATTAGAAAGAATACCTGAGTGGAAAGATAGCGAAGTTGCACAAAAAGAGAGAAGTAATATTGTTACTTATGCAAAAAGGTTTGGGTTCAATGAGCAAGAAATAGCTGCAACTAATGACTCAAGAGTAGTTGATTTATTAAGACGTGCTTATCTATTTGATGAGTTACAATCAAGAAAACCAACTGCTACCAAAAGAGTTAAAAAAGCACCTAAGATGCTCAAAGCAGGTAAACCAAAAGGCAAAGTAGATACACAGCAAATTGCTAAGAAAAAGGCATTTGACCAACTAGCGAAGTCGGGTCGCAAAGAAGACGCGATTTCATACTTACTAACTAAATAACTGATTAAGGAAAAAACAAAATGGCGACATATGCAACGGCAAATAGCATTGGACAGAGAGAGGACTTATCTGACATCATTTATAGAGTTGACCCAACTGAAACACCTCTTGTGACAGCAATGGCAAAAGAAACTACATCAGGTGTTACAACTGAATGGCAAGTTCAAGAACTAGCTGCAGCAGTTGATACAAACTATGTAAATGAAGGAAGTGACTACTCTTATGTCAATCCAAGTGCAACAACTAGACTGAATAATATTCATCAGATTTCTGCACAAGCAGCACAAATCTCAGGAACATTAGATGCAGTTGATACAGCAGGTAGAGCAAAAGAATCTGCCTATGTAAAGGTTTTAAAAGGATTAGAGCAAAGACGGGACATTGAGAAATCATTGTTCAAGAATGAAGCTAAATCCGGCTCAGACCCAAGAAAAACTGCAAAACTATTAACATGGATTACAAATGGTTCTAAACCATCTGACATGGGTTTTGCAGCAGGTACAGGTGCAGACACCGCAGATGTAACAGGTACAAATGCAGCACTTACACTAGCTAAAATTGATGAAGCAATCAAAGCTGCTTACATTGATGGTGGCTCACCAAGTATGCTACTAATGTCACCAACTAACAAGGTGAACTTTAGTGGTCTATCATCAGGTTCAGTAGCAACTAACCAAATCACAACAACTGCTCCTCAAGAAGCAGCAATTGTTGGTTCAGTAAGTTTATTCTTATCTGACTTTGGTACTTTAGATGCTGTAGTTGATAGACAGGCAACTGATGCTGAAATGTATGTAATTGACAAAGACTATGTGAAACTTGGGTTCTTACCGGGTAGACAATTTAGTGTGTCAGACGTAGCACCAACAGGTGATACAACAAAATTTAGTATCATATCTGAGTATGCCCTCATTGTGACGGCTCCAAAAGCTCATGCAGTAGTTATGGGACTAAACGGCTCATAAAACTATAACAGAGTGGTGGCTATATGGTCACCACTCTTTGAGGGTTTAAAAATGAAGAAAATTTTATCAAGTGATGGTGTGTCAAAAACCACATCAATGAATTATGATGTTCATAAAGAAGAATATATTATTGAAACTGTCCAAAAGGTTGATGGAGTAAAAGACCTTGCTAAAGGGCAACTCCAAAACCACCGAGCAGGTGACATGATTGGGAACACTCAAAAGCATTGGCAAAAAGTAGGTGAGATACCCAATACAATCTATTATGACCTACTACAAAAGTTTGGTAGCCCACAACAGAACCCTAAAGCATGGTTCAGGTGGTTGCAAGACAGTGACAATAAAGCATTTAGAACAACTAATGGAAGACTAGTATAATGGCATTTTCAACATATAGTGAATTGAAAACAGAGATTGCTAATTTCTTGGCAAGAGATGATTTGACTACACAGATACCTAGTTTTATCACACTAGCTGAAGCAAGAATGTCAAGAGAGTTAAATTCAAGAACTCAAGAAAAAAGAGCAAATGCAACTACAACATCAGGTGATGGATTTATTTCATTACCAACTGATTTGAGGTCTATTAGGAATGTCCAACTAAACACAGACCCAATAACTATACTACAATATAATACTGTTGAAATGTTGAATAGAGAATACAATTCAGGTGGGACAGGTAAACCAAAGGCATATACAATCATAGGGTCTGAACTTGCAATAAGACCTATACCTGATACAGCATATACATTAGAAATTATTTATGGTGAAAGTTTAAATTCTTTATCAGACACAACTACAAATAATACTATTTTAACAAGACACCCTGATGCATATTTATATGGGTCACTTACTAATGCTTACTCTTATCTAATGGATGAGCAAAGAGCCACTACATATGATGCATTGTTTACAAGAATCATGTCTGAGATTATCAAAGATACAGAAGATGCTAGGTATGGTGGTGTACTATCAATGAAAACAACTTATAGAGGAACATAACATGTCAGCAATGTCAGACTATTTAGAAAATGAAATATTAGACCATATACTTAGAAATGCAGCGTACACTCCTGCAAGTACAGTTTATATTGGACTGTCAACAGGTAGTTTTAACGATGATAATTCAGGAACAGAACTAAGTGGGAATGGTTATACAAGAAAATCAATTGCATTTGATGCAGCTAGTGGTGGTGTATCAGATAATACTTCCAACGTAGATTTTGATGCAGCAACAGGTTCATGGGGAAGTGTGTCACATTTTGGTTTGTTTGATGCAAGTTCTAGTGGCAATCTACTTATACATGGTGCATTTAGTGCAGCAAAAACTGTAGCAAGTGGCGACATACTTCGTATTGCGGCAGGTGAGTTAGACATAACCGCAGCTTAGTATTATGGCAACCCTTGAGCAGCTAGATGCATTTGGGACTATGGATGGACTTGATTCATTTGGAAGCCTTGAAGCATTAGACAATCTAACGTTACATGAAGCAGCAGGAACAGGTACAATAGCAATTACAGAAAGTTCAAGTGCTGTCCGTATGCAACAAGCAGTTGGAGCAGGTACGTTAGCAATAACTGCAGCTTTAAGTGCAAACTTTTTGGTTAATGTAGCAGGTACAGGTGCAATAGCTATTACAGAGAGTTCTGCATCTACATTAATTAGGACAGTTGCTGCTCTTTCTGAGTTAATAGTTACAGAAAGTACAAGTGCATCTCTAATACATATTCCAACAATACCTAATGCAACATTGTCTATTACAGAAAGTGCAGGTACAACAATAATACTTACTTTTGGTGCATCTGAAATTTTAACAATAACCACATCACTTACAGGTGAAGTACTTGGTGAAACTTGGACAATAATTACACCTGATGCACCAATATGGAGTACATTGATATGATTGAGTTTGGGGAATGGCTACCTGACCAAAGTGATTTGGGGAATACAGGTGTGTTAGAAGCAAAGAATGTTTTGCCAAGTTTAAGAGGTTACAAACCTGTTAAAGGTATATCTACTATATCCAATGCAGCAGATAACTATTTAAGAGGTATGTTTGCTACAAGAAAACAAGATGGTACTGTCCAACTATTTGCAGGTGATAGTGCAAAACTATATAAATATGCATCATCAGATTCTGATTTAGATAGTGTTTCAACAAGTGGAAACTATACACTTGCATCAGATGATGTTTGGAAATTTGTACAGTTTGGTGATAGCATTATAGGGGCATCAGGACATAATCAAGCATTACAGGAGTTCAATGTTGAAAGTAGTAGTAATTTTGACCCAATTAGTGGCGCACCTGCAGCGAAACATATTGCAGTTGTTAGAGATTTTGTTGTTGCAGGTAATGTTAAATACAGTGGTAATGTTCATACTAATAGGATTTATTTTGGTGGTATTAATAGTTCAACTGATTGGACTATTGGAACAAATCAGACTGACATCCAAGACATAGCTGATTCAGGAAAGATTACAGGATTAGTAGGTGGCAACTTTGGAGTTGTACTTTTAGAAAGAGGGATTGCAAGAATTGAATATGTTGGTTCACCAATTATATTCCAAGTAGAAAAAATTGAAACATCACATGGATGTGAAATGCCTAATAGTGTTGCTGCACTAGGAACATATGCTGTATTTTATTTATCTACTGATGGTTTTAAAATGTTTAATGGTAGTCAATCAGTTCCCATTGGTAGTGAGAAAGTTGACCAATTCTTTTTTGATGACTTAAATCCTGCTCATACAAATAGAATGTCTGCAACAATTGACCCACAGAATCAAGTTTGTATGTGGTCATATACTTCAAACTCATCCACAGATGGTGAGCCTGATAAAATTTTAGCATATAATTATGCCATAAGAAAATGGTCATTATTAGAAATAGCACATGAAAGTTTAGGTACTATACTTATTCCCGGCACAACACTTGAACAACTTGATAACATCAATAGTAGTTTAGATGCATTAACTACATCACTAGATAGCACACTATATCAAGGTGACAGTTTTACACTAGGTGCATCTATAAATAAAAAACTTGGTGCATTTACAGGTGATTTCTTAAATGCAACTATTGTTACTAAGGAATTTGAAGTTAGTCCATTGAAGACATCAGTGATAAATAAAGTTGTTCCTTATGTAACATCTAAGAATACTGCTATTCAACCTACATTAAGTGTATCTGTAGGTAGTAGGTCAAAACAATTAGATGATGTAACTTTTACAAATGCATCATCACTTAATGCTGATAATTTTTGTAATGTAAGGTCACATGGTAGATACCATAGAGTTAAGATAGAAACATCAGGTGATTTTAGATATGCACTTGGTGTGGATGTGGATGGTAAGTCATTAGGAACTAGGTAATGGTAGATTTTAATTATAGGAAACTACCACTGCAAGGTGGTTCACCAAGAGAGGTTGCTAGTGCTGTAAATCTAATTATGGATGGTAAGGTTAATTCAACAGGTACTTTTACATTAACAACTTCTGCAACTAGTACTACTGTTACTGATTTTAGAGCAGGTACAAATAGTGTAATTTTATTAATGCCTACAACAGCAAATGCATCAGCAGAGATTGGTGCAGGAACAATATTTATTTCTGCAAGAGTTGATAATAGTTTTACTATAACTCATGCATCTAATAGTCAATCAGATAGAACATTTGGATATTCAATAATAGGATGAATTTATTACCCATACCCATAAAAGAAGTTGATAACATGTGGTATCATCTTGAGCCAATTATTAAAAAGGCAGTATCACTAACTCCTGATAGGATAGATACAAAAGATTTATATGATTCTGCTAAAGCAGGTGTCTATCTATTATGGGCGGTATATGATGGTGAAAATGAAGACATGAAGATACATGCTGTTTTAAGCACAAGGGTGTTAGAATATCCAAAAACAAAAGCACTAGCAATTGATTTTGTTGCAGGTAAAAAGATGAAAGAATGGTTGCCATTAGTTATGGAAAAGTTTGAAGAACTTGGAAAGATGAATCAATGTACTCACATTGAGGGATATGGCAGAAAAGCATGGCAAAAATATTTAAAAAATTATGGTTGGAAACAACAACACATCCAATATGAAAAGAGGTTATAATGAGTAAAGGTAGTAATAGAGGGACAAGTCAGGTTACACAATATAGTCTACCCCCTGATTTGCTTGAGAATCAACAAGCTGTATTTCAAGCAGCTAGGGATTTCAACCCTCAAGTTTTTACAGGTGATAGGTTTGCACCAATAAACCCATTTGAGCAACAACAAGTTCAACAACTTGGAGTATTTGGTGGTGATTTATCAGGTGTAAATCAATTACAGAATACAGTTGGTGGTATTCTTACAGGTGACATAGGTAGTCCTAACTTATTAAGACAAGAATTAGATAGAGATTTAAGTTCAGAGTATTTAAATAGAGTGATTAATGATAGGTTGGCAGATACAACAAATCAAATAACATCTCAATATGCACAAGCAGGTAGACTTGGCTCTGATGCATTTGGAACAGCATTAGGTCGTGGCATAGGTACTTCAGTTGCTCCAATATTGGCTCAGAATGAACAACAAGAAGCAGCAAGAAGACAACAACTCCTAGAATCAATTATAAATGCTGAAAGAGGTCAAGCATCAACTCAATTGAGTGCAGCACAGTTAGTACCTACAAGTCAACAGTTAGAATTGCAAAGAACTGCTGCACTTGGTACAGCAGGTGACATTCAAAGAACTATGGATGAACGAAGCATCCAAGCACAGCAACAGTTATTAGCAGAACAAAATGCAGCAGAAGCACAAAGACTAAATGCTTTAGTTGCAGCAAGTGGTGCAGGTAATCTTGGTATTGGTTCAACTACCACTACCACAGGTGGTGGTTCTAATGCAGGTGAATTACTTACAGGTGCAGGTTTGTTAGCTAGAGCATTATTAGTATAGTAGGTCATTATGTCAGAAAGAAAAAGACAAGCAGAAAGACTTAGAAGAAGAAAAAGAGCATCATTAGTATTTAGAAAAAATCCTATAACAGGAAAACGTGAAAAATTTTCAAAAGCTGACATCAGAAAAAATCCCAATAGTGAGCAATCTAAAAGAGCAACACAGTTTTTTAAAGACAGAGATACAAGAATAAACAATGAAATAAAAGCTATCACAGATAGAAAACCAAGTAAAAAAGATAATGTAGGCTCAAGCACATTTAGTAATATAGTTGATAAGGTAGGTGATAGAGTCAGCAATATTGACAGAAGTGATACATTGACAGGATTAGGTTTGTTGTTTAGTGGAACACCTATAGGCTCAGTTGCTAGTTTATTAGGGATAGCTAATAGATTGAATGACAGAAGATTAGTTAAGAAAGACAATATAGAAAGAGGTCGTAGAATTGATAGTATGACTGACCAAGATGCTTTTGGTGGTCTTGGTATGCAAGGTCTTTTTGGCAAACGTATAGAAGATAATGTAGGTTTCCCAAATGATGCTTATACTTCAAAACAACTACTATCCATTGACCCTTATGAGAATTTGCCTATGGGGGGTGAAGATAATATACCAATAACTATAAAT